AGGTTTACATCGAAGGCCAGTTACGTACCCGTAAATGGACGGATCAGTCAGGCACGGAGAAGTACACCACGGAGGTGCTGGTAAACATTGGCGGCGTCATGCAGATGCTCGGTGGACGGCAGGCAGGCGCACCGTCGGGAAGCGGGCAGAAGCAATCAGGCAATTCTTCCGGTAATGGACAACCCCGCCAGCAACATCGGTCTGCGCCTGCGCATTCAAATGAACCTCCGATGGATTTCGATGACGATATTCCGTTTGCTCCGGTAACTCTGCCCTACCCTCGCCACGCTATTCACGCAATTTAAGGATGAACATGAACCACTTAATGATTGACCTCGAAACGATGGGTAACGGGCCGTACGCGCCGATCATTTCCATTGGTGCTGTATTCTTCGACCCAAACACAGGCGCAACTGGCGATGACTTCCAGGTGAACGTATCGCTTGAGTCATCCATGCGTTTCAGGGCCCGGCCT